CAATGATAGCTATAAGATCTTCATCATACATTGTCAATGCGCCTTGTTTAACAATTAGACATAATGATAAATTGATGAAGTGTAATTTATGGCATCTACTGAATAGAGATTTCAATTTAGTAAATAAATTTAAATGTCTTAGTGAAGATTTATATTCATCAGTAAAATCATTCTCTACTAGCAAGAATTTGCTTGTAAGATTATATATGAACAAGAAAAGATCAATCACAGTGAATGCGACAGTATCAAGATCATATGATACGCAAGTGCCTCTTATTGAATGTTGTCGTGTCATATGGTTCAAAAAGAGCAAAAATGTTTCTAGCTTCATCCTAAATAGATCTTGGAATATGTATAAATCAAACTACATTTGGTTGAATGAAGATTATTATAAGACATTGGAAAGATTTAAGGATCTCACTGGAAAAGAAGGAGACATGTCATTGTATTATACTATCTCTTCAATAGATGAAAAACCATACAGAATTGAGATTCAGACTAAAGGCAATAGAAAAATGGGATTCTTATCACAAATAAGAGATAGTATGAAAAATGACACTTACAGAGATGCCAAAATTTGCGTATTAGGCGAAGATGTTGACTCTGAATCTGGTAATTTAAACTTAAATCTTAATAGATTAGAGACTTGTTTGTACCGATTGAAGAATCTAAATGAAATTGAAGATACTTATACCAATATTTTAAAGTATCAGTTCAATGATGTTTCAACACTATTGTCTAGTATGACTTCACAAGATATACTGATGAGAGTTCCAACAAAGTTCCATTCATTATGCTTGATAACTAAATTGATTCCATATTGCGATCAAAATCTTAGTCGGAAAACTTCTCTAGAAGTTTTTGATATGCTTAAAATGTTCAATTTTGGGCAGCTATTGTGGTATGATCAAGAGCAAAGGTTTGATAACAAAAGTTCATCTTACACTGGTTATGGTACAATTTCAGTGATGATTGGTTCGAATTATTACAGAATAGTTGTTAAGAATGATGTATTAATTAAGATAACATGCAAGTCTCATGAAAATTTCATAAAAGATTCATTCCAAATAATAAAATTATTATTGAAACTTGGAATAAAAGAAGATTCAAGGCAATTATCTGATGTTACACTAAGAGCAAATAATATTAGCTTCACAGTGTGTAGAGGGGATAAAGGAGCTCCAGTTGAAGTATTGGATGGTTTGTATATAAGTCATCCACATAACTTAAACATTAGAATAGGCAGACACAAGACAGGTGATATATATATTTCATCAAATATAAATGGGAAAAATATAGAGAATATTAGATTTAATGCAAGATTCAATGATGAAGTGATTAATGATGTGAATTATGAAAGCAAATTCATCAATCATTGGTTGTGTAATAAACCAATGGAATTTGAAGATGCTCTAAATCTGATTGATGAGGTTTATTTCAGTGGTAATAGATCTGACTTTGAAGATTTTGCAGAATCAATAAAGAAGAGAATGTTAAGATTAAAAAGAATTAAACCTGATCATAATATATTACTCAAAGATGTTGAAGAGATTGTAGAAGAACCTGAGATAGAGTTTAAGTTACCTAACATAGAATCAATTGGTAGTATTCTTGCAGACTTAGTGACAGAAATGGACTTTCTAGATGATGTCATGGAAGTTATGAATGAAAGTGCTATGGACACTGAGTATGGAACTTTTGACTTTGATTATGAGCTACCTGACACTGATATATTTAATTATGTTGAATACTCAAATAAACTTGAGTATCAATATGATAATACTGTATGGGATAAATTTCTAAATCAATTTCAAGAAGATTTCG